TCACCAGTTTTTGCCCACATTTTGCCCACATCCGCTTTCGTCTATCATCTCGCCCATGCGGACGGACAGGGCCTCCAGATCGTCGTCGAACAGGTCGGCGTACACGTCCAGCGTCATGGCCGCGCTCTTGTGGCCCAGCTGCCGTTGCACGGCCTTGACGTTCGCGCCGGAGGCGACCATGAGGCTCGCCGCCGTATGGCGCAGGTCGTGCAGGGTTATCTGCTTGGCGATGCCGGCCCGGCGCAATGCGACGCGGAGCCACCCGTCCTCACGCGAGCTTTTGCCCTGCTCCCGCATCATCTCGCCCGGCCGCCTGGGCGATTCGAACAGGAGGGCGTCATCCGCCCGGCCCTCGCAGTGCGCGGCCATGACCGGATCGAGGGCCGTCGGATACATGATCGTCCTCGACTCGTGCGTCTTCGTGTCGCCGGGCGTGGGCACGCCGCCCACCATCGGCGCGGACACCTCTATGCGGATACGGCGCCTCGCCAGATCGACGTTGCCGACGCGCAGGGGCACCAGCTCGCCCCACCGCATCCCGCACAGCCCCAGGGTGAGGATGATGTCATGCCGCCATCCCGCGTGTTCCGCGAAGGCGTACAGTTCCTCCAAGGTCAGGTAGACGCGGCGCCCCCTGACCTTGCGCGGCAGTTCGACGCCGCGCGCTGTGTTCGCGGGGATGCGCCCGTCCCTCGCCGCGTCGTCCAGGATGCCGGCCAATATGCCGTAGGCGCGCAGCACGCAGCTTGCCCCGCGTCGCCCGCTCATGCCCGTCACCCACTGTTGGACGTCCTTGCGGGCGACCATGCCGACCGGCACCCCGCCCCACTCGGGTTCCACCCAGTTCCGGTATGCGGCCTCCAGATCGTCCATGTAGGAGGGCTTGACCCTTGTGCGCTTCGCGTCCAGCCACGCGCCGGACAGTTCGCCCACGGTCGTCTTGGCGTCCTGCGGGTCGATGAAAGAGCCCCGCGCCTTGGCGACGGTCACATGCTCGGCGGCCCAAGTGGTCGCGTCGATCTTGCGTCTGAAGCCGCGCTTGTCGGTCTGCGTGCCGTCGGGCTTCCTGTAGCGGACCCGGTAGCGGGTCTCGCCCTTCGACGTCAGGTATTTGACGACGTTGGCCATGTGCGCCTGCCTTCCGCGTGTCTGGTCAGGCGTCCTGCAGGGCGCTGACGCGCTGTGGGCTGACGCCGGTCACCACGGCGACGTCGCGGACGGTGAGGCCCTCGCCGCGCAGTGCGGATACGGTGCTGCGCGCGAGCTTTGACGCCTCGTCCTGTGCCTTGCGTGCGGCGTCGCGTTTGGCGAACAGCTCCTCCACCATGCGGCGGGTGGCCGGGTCGAGCCGCGGCTCGACGTGCACGTCGCCGACCGTCGCGTCGAGCATGTCGGCCGCGTCGCGCACCTGATCGGCGACCTGATCGAGGCGGCGCGCCTGGGTGAACAGTCCGGGGATTTCGGGGACCTCGACGGCCCACCAGCCGCCGGAGCGGCGGCAGACGGCGGTCACGTCCTTGGCTTCGCTCATTTCATGTTCCTTTCGATGTAGTTCAGGATGCCGTTGGCGGTGAGTTCGTTGACTTCGCCGTGTCGGGGTACCGTGGTCTTGGCTTTGCCGACGGTGACCTTGCTGTGGTTGGCGCCTTCCTCCCAGATGGCCTCGAGGCCGTTGGCCTTGGCCATCCGGTGGATGCGTTTCGCGAGTTCTTTTCTCTTCATAGGTATAGTCTATACCCATTTACTAATTCAAGTCAAGTGGTATTTACTATTTTGTGTCGGGTTTTACGGAACAAGAAAAGCCCCGGAACCGCGCAAGGCGGAACCGGGGCGAACGGAACGACGGGCTAACGGCCGCCGCCATGCAGATCCGAATATACGACGTCGGCAAGGAAGCAGGCGAGGGATGCGACGGCGACGAGCACCGCCGTGAACGGCGCGGCCAACAGACGCAGCAGCCTCACGACCTGAACTTCTTCCGAGTCTCCGCCGGCTGGTCGGTCAGGATCGAGATGGCGTAGTGCATCTGCCGGGCGGTGTTGTAGATCACCGTGGGAATGACATGCCCCGTGATGTTCTTGTAGTCGCCGGCCATCTCCTGCATCTCCTTCGGCTCGTACAGGGGGATGACGCCCTGCCCGGGAATCCACAGAAGTCGTTCGTCCGTGTCCCTTGCGCCGAGGAAACGCGGCTGGATGAGCCGCAGGATCTGGCCGCTGTTGTCGGATGCGTAGTGCACGAAATTGTAGATGGTGTCGTTGTTGGCGTAGCGGTAGCTGCCCACCGCCTGCGCGATCTCCTGCGCCGATGGCATGGTTCCTCCTTGATACCGTAGGTAGCAGTCCCACGGATAGCTGTAATACTGGCTGATGTTGGTTTCGCGGCCCGTCTGGTCTCCCGGATTGCCGGCGATGCTGTTGTATTCGCTGATGCTCGCCTGGGCGAGCAGTCCGCCGCCAAGATAGACGGCGACGTGGTTGGCGTCGTTCAATAGGATGTCCCCCGCCTGCGGGTGCCCGTCGGCGGGGAGGCGCGACCAGCCCCGCGCGGCGAGGTTCATCCACATGTTGCCCGTGTAGGTCGCCCCGCCGGTGTCGAATCCCGCCTCCTGCAGGCAGTGGATGACCAGCGACGAGCAGTCGCAGTTGCCTCCCGCCGGAGTGAAGTTCCACCTGTCGTACTGGCTGTACCCCATGTTGGCGTCACGGCACCAGTAGATCATGCGGTCGATGAGTGTCTGGACGCTGGCCATCGGTCACTCCACGTTGATGACCGGGGTTCCGGTCAGCTCGTCCACCACGGTGTCGCCGTTGTCGTCGGTCGCGTACAGGGCGGACATGTCAGCCACTGGCGTGGCAGTGGCAGGCGCCGCGTCCGTCCCCTGCACAGTGGAGACGCTTCCGTTCTTGATGGCGTTGGTGAGCTGCTGGCCGGCTACGGCCGCCGTGGTCAGATTGTTGTTTCGCCACCACGAGTAGACGGATGCGACGACCGCGATGACGCCGGTGATGGCCGTCGAGACCTGATCGGTGGTGAACGGCAGGCTGGAGATGCCGGCCAGCGACAGTCCCGTCTGCAGGACGCTGTACAGCTGCACCAGAAGCAGGATGATGCTTTTCGTCCTCTCCAAGGTGAGTCCCGGTATGGTGGATTGGGCCTTGTGGTCGGCCTTGTTCGGCGTGTTCGCCATGGTTGTCCCCTTTCTGTGGGCAATAAAAAAGCCACCCGGCGGGTGGCTTGGAAAAATCAGGCGTGGAGGCTCATGGGCGTTCGATGTTCGCGTGCGCCTCGATGAGCTCGTCACGGTAATGCTTGCCGACGCCATTGCCGCCAAGCGCCGCATACGCCTGGTACGCGGCCTCCGTGCGGGTCTTGATCTCCGTGCTGACGGGCAGGCCCCGTTCCACGGTCTCCGCGTGCAGTCGGGCTATCTTGTCGAACAGGAGCGCCTTCATGCCGGCTTCCATGATCTGCTGCTTGTCGAGGATCTCGACCAGCTGCGGGTCGGCCTTCCGATTCGATTCGAGATGTTTGATGAACTGGACGATGATGGTTCCTCCCACGCCTCCCGTTCCCAGGATCGATGTGAGTATCACCGCCCATACCGGCAGTGTTTCGGTCACTGTGCCTCCCTTTCGTCTTGGATTTCGTCGAGCAGCCTGCGGTACAGGACGTCCATCGTCCGCTGCGAGCGGCGCCCGTTGACATGGTCCAATCCGCCACGCCATGACATGTACGAGCGTTCGAACGCGGCCGTCGTGAGGATGCCCCTGCCCGCGAGTCTCGCCATTCGTTTGAGTTTGCGGCGCTCATGGGTGATGCCCTTGCGTGCCGGACGGACCACGATGCGCCCCGAATCGGTGATGCTCCATTTGCGTTTCAGGAACGTGAAACCGTGGGACAGCTTCACCAGTCGAGTCTTTTTCGGATTCAGCGTCAGCCCGAGACGCCACGACAGGTATTCGATCATGCGCAGGACGTCCCGCAATCGGTCTCGATCATTGTCGATCACATACACGTCGTCCATGTAGCGGCCCGTGGCCTCGCAGCCGCTCATCTCCTCCAGCCAATGGTCGATGCGGGACGGGTAGGCGACGGCGAGGATCTGGTTCTGTTCCGCGCCCAATCCCAAACCGTAGTCGCCGCGTTCCCGGTCGAGCATGCGGCGGATGAGGGCGAGCACGCGTGGATCGTCTATGAGCCGTGCCGCCTGTTCGAGCACGAGTTCGCGCGGGATGCTGCCGAAATAGTTCCGATAGTCGCATAGCAGGATCCAGCCGTCCCGTCCATGCCGGCGATAGTGTCTGGCCAATTGCCGTTTGAGTCGTCGTATCGCGTACATGGTGCCGCGTCCTCGCGTGTTGGCGGAGTTGCCGCTGGTGAAGGTCGGCGTGTAGACGGGCAGCAGCACCTGACGGGACAGGGCCTTCTGTATGACCCGTTCCGGGAAGCGCGCGGCCTGTATGTGTCTGAGCTTGCCCCTCTCCCATAGGTCGAAGTAGCGGCGCGGCAGGGTCACGTCCTCGCCGGCGAGAAGCTTGCGTCGGGCCTCCACGATGCGCGGCAGTCGATGAAGCATGTAGGATTGGGTCGATGCCTTCCAACTGACGCCGCTGGCCGCGGCGAACGCGGCCTGTTCGAGCGTGTTGAGGTCGGCTATGGACTCGATCGTGCATTGCTTCGTCCGCTTCGCCCTGTTGGCCGCGCGTTTGGCCTCGCGACGCTGGCGTCTCGCCCTGCGACGGTCCTCGTTGCTCATAGGAGGGCACCCGGCACGGCTTTTCCAGACGGTCCGACAGCCGCGTAGCGGGATGGCATGCAACATGGCGAACCGTCAGTGCCACGCCATGCACGTGAGCGTCCGCCACCCGCGTCCGGGTGCGTATTCACGCGGCGGTTCGCCGCGATGGTCGATGTCCCCTTCAAAAAATCCCTCTGCTTTCGCTGTGTCGCTACTGGGTCTGGGGCCTCGCCGCAGGGGCGGGGTGTTTGAATCAAGGGCAGGCGCGCCCGGCCGTATTGTTGGCATTGAAATTGTCAGCGGAGCCGGAGGCCGACACGTCGCACACATTGTTGCTATTGCCGGAGTTCGCGGACCTGCTGGACATCAACCGAGTTTCGAGCCTACCACGCGGGCCTGCCTCAACTGGTTGCGGAGCATGGCCTTCTCGTGTTCGAGCGCGGCCACGACACGGTCGAATCGTCGCGTGTCCGGGGCGAGCCCGACCTCCCGTATGAGTTGCAGGTCCATGATCAGATCGTCGCAGCAGCCGACCGCCTCCAGCCAATGCCGCTTGCGCTCCCATAGCCGCTGCGGGTCGGACGGGTAGAAGTCGGATCCGTGGGTGACGTGCTGGACGAGGCGTTTCGCGTCCTGCACGGTCGGCAACGCCAGCGTGAAACGGTAGCTTTTCGGGATTATCTTCTCGCTGCCCATCAGTCTGATGATCTCCACCTGTATGTTGCGGGCATTGTCGTAGTATCCGAGGCGGCTTTCTCCCCGGTTCCGTGCAAGCACTCCACTCATAACCGATAACCTTTCACCCCCCCCGACGATCCGCCTCCCGGATTTCGCGCCCCTACGGGGCGAAGGGGGCGCACGCCGAAGGCGTGCGCCGGGGCTCGGCTTTCAGCCGAGCGTGAAGCAAGGGCAGGCGCGCCCGGCCGTATAGCGGGCACCGAAACGGTCAGCGGAGCCGGAGGCCGACACGTCGCACACATAGCTGCTATAGCCGGAGTACGCGGACCTGAGCCACCACCATGCGGCGGTGTTGTTCGCCTTCCTGACGCGCGACGCATTGTCCGGGAACACGCTTTTGAGATGCGTGTGCGGGCTCTTGCCGCTCGTTCCCTTGTTGACGACGGTCTCCGCCGAATAGGTCTTCGCGCCGAACACCTCGATTTCGGACAGGCTGAACACCTTGCACGCAAGATTCGAGAAACCGCCCGAATAATTGACGTACGGGATCTTGACCTCGAGAATGCTGTTCCTCGTCGTCGCGGGAAGCGCGTTCAGGAACGCGCCCTGCTCCCACACGTGCAGGTCGGAGGGGGCGTAGTCGTTGACATTGCCCGTGTCGAACGCCATCGTCGTGGGCCACAGGCTGGTCGGCACCATGAGCACGTGATGCTTGTCGTTGACGCCGCTCTGATAGTACTGGTCGATGCCGGCCACCTCGTAGCGCATCTGGTTGCCGGATACGGTGATGTCCATGTAGTCGCCGACGAACAACGCGGAGAAATCGTTCGCACGGGCGCACGCGGCGATGATCTCCGCCGGCGTGGACCCCATGCCGTCGAACGGCAGCCAGCCATCGAGCGGTTCGAAGGACGCCGACGGCACCTTGCCCTTGTATGTGCCGGCCGTGACCTCCTTCTGTCTGGCCGCAGTCCACGCCGCCTTCTCCTCGTCACTCGGACCGGTCTGGACGGCCGTGAACGCCGAGGATGCGGTGACGGTGGGGTCGGAGACGCTGACGGCCTTGATGACGCCCTCGCCGCCCTTCACGTACGTGACGGTGTACGTGTGTTTGTTGCCGTCCGAGCTCTTCTTCGCCACGGTGGCCAGTGTCGTGTCCGAACTGGTCACGGTCAGGGACTTGTCCGTGGCGTTCTCAGGCAGTACGGTGAACACGATGTCCGTGCTGGTCTTCGTGTCGCCGCTGATGGTCGGCTTGTCCACCGTGATGGACGTCACGGGGACGCGTACCGCGACGGTCAGCGTCGCCTTCACGGTCGGGTTCACGGCGCTTGCCACGGTGATGGTGGCGTCGCCTCCCGCAGGCGGGTTCGCCGCGGCCGTGATCGTCCACGTGTTGTTCTCCTTGCGTGTCACGGCGACGAGGGACTCGTTCGAACTGGTGACGTGGTAGCGTTTGTTGCTCGCGTCCGACGGCGCGAGCGTGACCGTCACGTCGATGGATTCGCCGGTTTTCAGCGAGGCCGTCGTCCTGTCCAACGTGATGCCTGTCAACGGTCTGGCGACCTTGAAACCGCCGATGAACAACTGTATGACCATGTTGTTATGCCTCCTTGAAGATCCATACCTCGACGGCTAAGTCAGCCGTCAGTTCGTTCGTCAGTGTCAGACGCAGCGAACCGTCCGGGATTTCCGGAACGTTGTCATGCCCTTGGGCGATGGGCTGGGCTTCGGCCCATAGGCGCACGTTGTCGATGCTGTTCGCGTTGGGGCCGACGAGCAGTTTCGCGCCGGCGGCGTTCGGCACAGGCAGTGTCGCCGTGAGATTGTCGTCGAAGGCGTCCGGCGTGAACGTCACGGTTTCCGTGGCGACGCTCGCCCCCTGTCCCGCCCCGGTGAGCACGCCGTCCACGATGCGGATGGTCGTGCCGTCCACCGCCACCGCCACGCCGCCCGCGTCGGCGGTGACCGCTCCCCCGGTCTTGGGTTTGACCGCGACGCTGCCGTCCGTGACGGTGATGCCCGCCCCGGCCGTCACTGTCGCGTCCGAGCCGTCATGCCCGGCGGGGATGCCCATGTTCACCGTGTACGCCCAGGGCGTGTCCGGGTCTGCGACGAGTTCGAACGTGGGCTGGCTGCCCTCGGGCAGGCTTGTCACCGTTCCGGGCATCAATGTGGGCGTGTGGCCGTCGGGACCTTCGAGACCGGTGGCCTCGAAATGCAGGGTGCGGTTCTCGGGCGTGCCACCGGCTGTGACGGTCAGCCCCGGCGTGGTGCCGCCGGGCACATAGGATGCCGTGACCTCGCTGATGGCCGCTGTGTTCTCTCCCCTGTCACCGGTGACCAGTCCAAGGTCGATGGCCCATTTGGCGCCCACCTTCTCGGCGGACGCGGTCGGTTCGCTGCCTGCGGGCAGTTTCGTGACGGTGCGCACCTCCACGTTGAAATGCTCCGCCGCGTCGGCCGCGGCGGCGGCGCTGGCCGCGGCCGCATCCTGCGATGCCTTCGCCGCGGTCTCGCTCGCCTTCGCCGCGCCGGCGCTATCGGCTGCGGCGTTCTTCGACTGCGTGGAGGATTCGGCCGCGTCGGTGGCGGTCTTCGCGGACGCCGCTGCCTGCGTGGCACTGGCGGAAGCCGCTTCGGCGTGGGAGCCTGCCTGTTCGCTGCTGTCCGCTGCCTGAGTGGCGCTTGAGGCAGCCGCGTCCTGAGATGCCTTCGCCGCGGTCTCGCTCGTCTTCGCCGCGGATGCGCTGGCCGCGGCGTTCGTTTCGCTCGTCTTGGCGTTCTTCTCCGATGCGGCCGCGGCCTTGGCTGACGTGGACGCCTCGTTGACGAGCTCTTCGGCCGTGGCCTTCGCCTGATTGGCGATCTCAACGGCCTGTTCGGCGGTTTTCTTCGCTTCGGTCGCCGTCGAATCCGCCTCCTGTGAGTTCTTCAACGCGTCATGCAGTTCCTTGAGCGGGTCGAGGATTTCCGGGGCCGTGGCCCTGATGACCGCCGCCTCCACGATTACGTCGATGTTGCTGGAGCAGATCACGTCGCCGTTGGTCTTGGTGATCTCCAATCCCGCCACGCTTGTTCGTCCGCCGTTGAGCAGCAGGTGCCGGGACACGTCCGCCGCCCACGCGGCGGTCGTATGGGTTTCGTCCAGCTGGTACGCCTCCAATGTCATGGTGTCGATGCCTCCGCCGGATGTCGGTGATGATGGCGCGATGTTCCATAACAGGCGTGCCGTCATGCCCTCCCCGTTGACGGGCTTGCCCCGGTCCGTGACGATGATGCGTATGCGTCGCCCGTTGATGTCGCCGGCGTTCAACCGGATGGGAGGCACGATGTCGTTCGCCGTGTCGAAATGCACGTCGATGGTGCGGAAGTCGTCAAGCGCTTCTGCCATGGGTTTCTCCTTGCCTATTTGAGTGATAGCGATGCCGACGGGGTGGGGATGTTCATCGCGTCGTAGTCGGCCTGCGTCCATACCCGCTGTTCGCTTTCGTACTGGTCGAGCAGGGTCTTCGCGCCGGCAGTGTCGCCGTCCACGAGCAGGCGTAGGACGTCGTGCAGCTTGCCGAGGGGTATCTCCTCGATACCGGCCGGCATGGTCGCATACGCGTCGGGCGAATCAAGGTCGAGACCCTCGTCCGCGAGTGTCATGAGCCTGCTGTCGAGCACACCCGTATCCGCTGTGCTTGCCGATGCGGCTTTGGTGACGGTGCCGACGCCGTCGGCACTGACCATGACGTGATAGCCGCTATAGACGATCGCGCTGTAGTTGTTGGTGAGGTCGATTCTGGCGTTATGGCTGGGTGTGAGCATCTGGATGCTGGTGTCAGTGGCGAGGATGTCGTATCCATGGTTGCCGACCTCGATGCCGTAGACCCCCGCCCAACCACTGTCCGATGCGACGAGGTAGGCGTTGCCGTTCAGCAACATATACGAGGCGGACGGGCTGATGCCGATGCACGGGTAATCCTGCCCGGATGCCGTGTGGATGACAGTGGATCCCGACTGCCCCTGCGGATCATCACCCACCTCCAAAAACGGCTGGTTGCCGAGCGCGGACGCCTGAAACAGGCTGCTGTAACTCGTCCCGCCCTGAATGGTGAACAGCTCGCGGCCGGAATTGTAGAGCTGTAATGCGTTGCTGCCGCCCACCTTCAGATAATTGTTGTCATCGGGCCCCAAAGTGCTGGATCGCAGGGCGACGTTCCCGTTGTTGTCGGTCATGGTTCCGCCGCCATTGCCGCCCGTCACGTTGAAACCGCTCGCGTCAATGGTTGTCGTGCAGCGTCTGCCATCGACATAGCCGCTGATGCTGATGCTGCCGTCAGTGATCGTGATCCCGCCTCCGTTGGTCAGATCCCAACTGTTGCCTCCACCGTCACTGATACGTCCACGTCTGAGGACGACCTCGCCCGTGGTCAGGTTGATGCTCACCGTGTTCGACGTGTTATGGATGACCCCGGATTCGAAATTGACCTCACCGGTATTGAGATTCCACCAGCTCTTGCCGCCCTTCAACAGGCCGGTCACGATGGTGTCGGCCACCAGTCCGGCTCCCGTGCCCATCGTCCGCCAAGCCCATTCGCCGTTCGACTGCCGGCTGTTGGCGATGCGCATGAAACCGCCCCCGATGTGAATCACCATCGTCGGATTCGCGTCACGAGGCTTGTCATACACGTAAACGCCCTCGTTGGGCACGAAATACGTGTAGCCTCCGGTCGCGTTCATCTGCGCGTTCAACCCGGCTATCACCCCGTCCACATAGGATGGCGTAAGCGAAGCGGCGTCATCCCATGACTGGCGGGAGCCCATGAGCTCCTGCACTGTCTCCTGCACGCGCCTGTCGATGAGCGTGAACGGTTCGATGATGCTGCCCAGGGTCAGTTTCGTGTCCGACGTGTCAAGCAGGTTCTCGTCCAGTTCGGTGACACGCCCCTCGACGCGGATTCCGGACGGCTGGTCGACCAGCTGCACCTTGTCGCCCAAGGCGATGCCGTCCACGTCCAACCCGGCGCGGGCGAACGCCGTCACGTCAGCCTCGTAGGTGATCTGCGGCACCTTCACCTTGTCGAGGTATTCGCGAGTCTCGTCGAGCAGCTGCCGCTTGTCCTCGCATTGCGTGTTCTCGTAGTAGCATTCCACCGGCTGGCGTACGCCGTCCGCATCAAGCACGCCCCATCGTTCGGTGGCCTCCACGTCCTCGACGTAGTCCCTGCCGTTGTTGATGTCCTCGAACGTGAGCTTGCGCTTGTACCCGTCCCTGTCCGCATCCCCGGTTTCGCCGGTGTCGGTGTCCTGCAAGCCCTTGCCGCGCCCATGCACCCGCGTGTACACGAGCCCGGCGCTGTAGGTGCGTTGGATGCTGGACAAATCGGCGGCGTACTCGAACCTGCGCAGGATACCCGTGTCCCTTCCCTGCCGTTCCAGAAGAGACAGTGTACGTCCGGTCACATGATCGTCGTCCGCCGTATAGGAGGCGACGGCCTCCAACCCGTACGTGTCGCAGATGTCCTGCACAGCCTGCAACGCGTTCGTGTCATAGAAGCTCAGGTCGGCGGTCTTGGAGCCTTCCACGGCGCCGACCTTCCATCGTGTGTCCTCCAACGCCTTCGTCAAGCATAAGGTGGCGGTCGCGGACCGGTTGCGCTTGTCCTTGATGCCCTTGCCTTCGAGCTCCGCCATGGACCCGTTGCACACGACGGTCAGATAGGGGCGGCCGTCGGCTCGTATGAGCTGCGGGGATTGGGCGATGTACTCGCGAACCTCCCCCATGCTGTCGAGAAGCGTGATCCGATCGCCGAAGTCGATGGCGTCCGCGCTTCGGAACGCGAGCGTCAGCTGGTCCTTGCCGTTCACGTTGCGCAGCAGACGCGCCTTCGTGGGTTCCGGAACCGGGGCGAGCTGGTTGCCGTCCCGATCGTATCGTGCGAAAAACATGCTTTGCCTTCCCTATATCAATCCCAGCGGGACAAAGGACAGCCAGCCGGATGATAGTGTCCTTCCGTCGGCCGTCGGCTCCCTGCCGATGGTTATCGAATGTCGGCCGGGCGTGAGATTGAACCAGTCGCTGTCCAATGTCAGCCCTGCGAGCGCGGAGCCGAATCGGAGCGTGCGCGTCTCCGCATCGACGACGAGCGGCCTGCCTCCGTCAGCCGCCGCAGGCAGTTTGACCGTCATCGCACGCTCCCCGTTATCCCGGATGAGCACCCGTTCCACTCCGGCGGTGGGTGTGAGTGTGAACCGTGGACGCGTCGGCCTGTTGCCGGGCACGGTGAACAGGAACGCGTCCTCGCCGTCAAGCAGTGGAATCGTCTGGCGCGGATATCGTAGGAACGGGTCCGCGCTGATGGTCAATGTGGTCGTGGACTGGAAGAACACGGGACCCAGGTGGATGTCGTTCCATGCGTCCCGTGAGAGACGCCCATGGTATTCGCCGGGCAGCGCACGCCATTTGACCGTCACATCCCGGCCGATGAGGGTGCCGATGCGCAGCTTTGATTCGGTGGCCTGCTGTTCGTCTCCGCTGATGACGATGCCGAGGCTGATGGACAGTCGGCCGATGGCGGCCGCGCCAGTCTCATCCTCCAACGTCATGTCGATGCCGCCCGACCGGCCCGGAACCTGCTGGAAGCTGGTGGCGATATCCGCGGAGTCGATCTGCAACCACCCGTCAGACGGGTCCGCCCCGTACCAGTCGAGCGGATGCCCGTCAAGGCTCAACGGCGCCACATTGTCCAGATCGTAGCGTCGTCTGGTCAATCCCATGTAGTCGGGCATATCAGAGTCCTCTCATCTTGTCCCGTGTGAACTGCCGGCTCAACGGGCCTGACAGTTCGCCGGCGAGCACGTCGCCGTTGAGGTACAGGCTCCAGTCGATGCCCCGCAACGCGTCGGACACCGCCGCCGCGATCTGCCCGGCGTCCGCACCTCCCGTGTTCCCCGGCAGTTGGAGCACCGGGGAATACCGTTTCGCGGATCCCAGCTGCCCATACGCCTCATAGTCGGAGAACAGGCTTTTCGGGATGCTCATGTTGTTCATCGCATACATGGTCTCGGGACCGTAATGGCGGACCGCTGCGGCCTTGGTGACGAACTCGCCGTCGGCCACTCGGGCGTTGCGCAATTGGATGCTGTCGCTCGTACCGGTGCCGGGTCCACGCATCATGCCCGACACGATGGGGCCTCCCGTCGCATAGCCGGGCAGGAACAGGCCGTTGCCGAACAGGCCTCCGGTCGCGCCCTTGCCGCCCACGCTCACGTTGACGCTGAACACGCTGGACAGGATGCGGTTCATCGCACCCCAGAAGCCTCCAGTGTTCGCGTTCACCTGCACGGTCTTCGCGCCGATGCTCGTATTGTCCACCTGCGTTTTCGCCGCTTGGAACGGCCCGTTGTCGCCCTTGATGACGCCGGTCTTCGGATCGATCTTCCAGCCTTGCGTCTGGCTGAATTTCTGCCAGAACTCGTTGTTGTCGGCTTTCAGGTATCCCGTTTTCGGGTCGATCTTCGCGCCGTTCGCCAACGCGAGGGCCATATCATACTGGTTCTTGTCCAATGTGAGCGTTCCGGTTTTCGGGTCGATGGGCGTGCCAGCCACCTGGCTGATGGCGTTCAACGCCTCCGTGTTGTCGCCGCTGATCTTGACCTCGCCGTTTGGCAGCGTCTGCACGGTCAGTCCGACCTGGTCGAGCATCTCCTGCGCGGTGTCGATGCCAGTGGTGGTCACGTCGATGTTCTTCGACTCGGGCGTACTGTTCGTGGTGTCGATGAGCTGTTGCAGGGCCTCACGGTTCAACCCGTATTTGTCGGCCAGTTGCGCGGCCTCGTCCGCGCTCAGTCCCATGGCCTGCGCGTATTCGATGAACCGGTTGCGCGCATCGTCCAGCATCGGGCCGATGCTTTCCATGCCTTCGCCGTTCTTCGCATGCGCCTCCGCGGCCTTCATCGCGGCTTCGGCCACGTCGTTCAACGCGCTCTGGTTCGCGCGCCCCTGCTCCGTGTTCAGGTCGAGCGAAGCGCCGTTCTGCTGGATGGACTGCGTGGCCTTGTCGAACGAGTCATGAAGGCTGATGTCCGCGTCGGACACGCTCAACGCGAAACCGTAATAGGTGTTCAACGCGTCGATGACCTCCGACAGGGCGGCTCCCTGCTCGTTGACCGCGTCGGCGGTGGCGCCGAAACTGTCCGCAAGAATGTCGGACGCGGATGACGCCTTGCTCGTCGAATCGGTGAGCGCGTCGGTTGACGCTGTAGCGTCACCCGTGACTTTGTTGACCTCGTCCAACGCGTTCTTCTTGTTGTTCGCGGCGGCGGTGGCCTTGTCGTAGTTCTCGGCTTCCTCGTTGATCTGCGAGAGGATGATTCCCGCGAGTTCGCGCTGTTTGCCGCCGGACGCGATCATCTCGTCCGTGACCTTCTTCACACGTGCCATGGCGTCCGCGTTGCCTTCAGCCGCGAGCGCGGCGTCGCTCATCTTGATGCCCACGCCGTCGAGTGCTTCACCGAGGGTCTTATACCCGTAGTACGCCTGTTCAATATTGTCGGGAACAAGCCATGAGTTGTCGATCTTCGCGTTCGACAGGTTTTCGATGATCTGCTTGCTGGCGTCGCCGGTAGACTCGAGTGCGGTCTGCAGCGAGTCGGCGCGCTGTTTCGCTTCGGCGGCACTCTGTGCAAACGACCCCAATGCGGCGGCCGCGATGGTGATGGCAATGCCCCACGGGCCTCCCAGCATGGACATTAGCCCCTGTCCGACGGCGCTCATGCCCTGCATGACTCCTTGGGTTCGGGTGACGGTCGTGCCGAACACCTGCATCTGTCGTTCCGGCCCGGCGAAGGACGCGGTGATCATGGTGAACGCCGACTGGAAGGCCGGCGCCGCGTTGATGACACGCTGGAACGGGTCGATGAGCTGGCCCAGCGTCTGCCCGAACCTGCTCGTGCTGGTGTTCAACGGGGAAAGAGTCTTATGGAACGCGGTCAGGCCTCCGCCAGCGGCCGCGGCGAGCACGATGGTCTGCTGGACCGGTGCGGGCAGTGAACTGAATGCGTCGATCATGCCCTCGAGGCCTTGGACCACGGTTCGCATCGGCCCGTTCGCGCCTTCGCCGAGCGTCAGCAGCAGCGTGTCGAAACTGCCGCCCAACTGTTCGATGTCGCCCTTGAGATTGTCGGTCTTCTTGGCGGCCATCTCCTGCGCGTACCCGGATTCGGACACCGCCTGAGTCCATTGCGCGATGCCGTCCGAGCCTTCGTTGTACAGCACGTTCGCGGCTCGGATGGCGTCGCTGCCGAAGATCGTGGCGAGGGCCTGGTTGCGCTGCTCCTGTGACAGGCCGCTCATGGCGGTCTTCAACTGGCCCGCCAAGCCCTCAAGCCCCACGAAGTTGCCCTGGGCGTCGTAGGCGTTGATGCCGAGCTCCTTCATCAGGTCCGCGGCCTTCGTGCTCGGGTTGGCGAGCGCGATGAGCATCGTCTTGAGGCTCGTGCCGGCGTCGCTGCCGATCATGCCGGCGTTCGCGAACGCGGCGAGCGTTCCCACGGTTTCCGTCATGGAGATGCCGAAACTGTTGGCGACCATACCGGACTGGGACAACGCGTATCCGAGATCATGGGCGGAGCCCTGCGCCTTGCCGGCGCCGGCGGCCAGCGCGTCGGCCACGGATGCGGCGTCACGGCCTGTCAGATTGAACTGGGCGAGCGTGGAGCTCATCAGTTCGGCGGCCTCGCTGACCTCCATGCCGTCGGATGCGGCGAGGTTCAACGCTCCGCTCAGGCCGCCGGACAGGACGTCCGTGGTGCTCATGCCGGCCTTCGCCAGCTCGTTGATGGCGTTCGCGGATTCGGTCGCATTGTATACGGTGTCCTTGCCGGCGTCGATCGCGGCCTGTCGCAGTCGGCTGAGCTCGTCGGCGCTTGCACCGGTGTTGGCCGCCACGTTGGACATGGCCTCGTCGAATTCCGCGTAGGATTTGACGGCGACAGCCATGCCCGCCGCGGCCATGGCGCCGACCTTCATGACACCGCTGGCGAGCATGTCGAGCTTGCCTTTTGAGGATTGCGACTTCTGGCCGATGGCCTCCGTTGAGTTCGCCGCGGATTGCATGCCGGATTCGAATTGTTTCGCGTCGAGCATGAGCCGCATCGTTATCGAGCGTTCGGCCATCGTTCCTCTTTTCTTTTATTGGTTGGGGATGTTGGGGATGATGCGCGTGGTGAGCGCTTCCTCCCTGCTGATCTGTCCGCCCTGCCGTTTCATGTCGTTGCGATAGGCGTCCATGACCTTCACTCGCGCGTCGGTGATGAAGCAGCGTTCGATCTGGGCGGTGGTGTCGCGTTCGCGCGTCTGGTCGTGGCACCAGTCGGATGGGTTCCCGCAGGACGGGCAGAGGGTGGACTCCCATTCGGCGAGCGCGAGCATCCATTCGCGTTCCTGTTCGTCCCATTCGGGTTCTGTCTCCACCACCCATGCGTCGCCGTCCCGGATGATGCGGCGTCGCGGCTCCCAGCCCATCAGCCGTTTGTAGCTGATGCCGAGCTGGCGGGCGAGTTTCAGTTCGTCCCGGAGTTTTGCAGAATGCTGGATGCTCTCTTGAACGCTGCTTTTGGGCCGGCGCCGGTCTCCCTGCCGAGTCCGACGACGGTTTGCAGGAGCTGGGCGCATTGGAAGTCGCTCATGGAGTCCATGAGCGCGGGCCAGTCCATGTCGGGCTGGAATTCGCACGCCTCGCCGGTTTTCCAATGGGCTTCGACGGTGGCTTCGGGGGCGAGCAGTCGCACCACGTTGAACCAGTCGGTGCCTTCGGGGTGCTGCGCGTCCTTTTCGACAGCGGACGCGGCGAGCGCTTCCGCGTAGGCTCGCCCGGTGACGGCCTGCAGTTTGACGACGAGCGTGTTCTCGTCCAACTGGTGTTCGAGCTTCTTGAGTTCGCGGGCCGCTTCGATGCGGTCGGGGTCGGCCAGCTGGTCGGAATGCTTGGACAGCCTGCGGGTGAGTTCATCGACCTTGTCGAGCATGGTCAGGTCGGTGCAGATCTCGAGGCTGCGTTCGGCGCGTTTCACGGTGATGGACATTGCTATTGCCTTTCGACGGAAGTTTTTTGCTGCCTTTCGGGTGTCGGTTCCTCCCGATGTCCCTGAAGAGAGGAGAGCCGCACGGTGGCGAAAGGCAGAAAGCCCACCGTGCGGACATTTTTTCTCCCCGACGCGGTCAGCCCGCGGTGGGTGTGGGTGCGGGCAGTGTCGCGGTTCCGGTCTTACGGGCGAGCGCGCCGCTGGTCGTGTTATCGACCACGGTGATCACCTGTCCTTCCGTGCCGTTCACCTGCCCGTTCTCCGGGAATGCGATCCATCCGCCGTCAGTGGCCACGACGGTGTCGTATGCGACGGCGGGCTTGGCGTTGGCGTCGGTGATCTTGTAGCGCCGCTGGAGCCCTGAATCCACGGGCTCGGTCACGGTGACGGTCTGTCCGCCCTCACGGGCGACGGCCTTCACCGTCAGCGGCGTCACGCTTTTGGGGCCGTGACCTCCGCGGTGTCCGTATACCAAGGGCCTGTGATGCCGTAGGGGATGGTGGAGCGGATTGTGGTGTTCGCCTCGTTGGCGACGTACTGCTTCTCGCCGCATCGGAACGGGTAGACGCTGACCTTCTGGCCTTCCTTGAAGTCCACGTCATAGTCGAGTCCTCGACGGACGACGAAGTAGCCGGTCGCCCCCTCGTACAGGGTTTCGACCGCCTTGTTCGCGGTGTCCTCCAGTTCGGTGTTCGTGTTGTCGATGACGGTCAGCGTCTTGTTGTCGCTGGTCTTCCGGCCGGGGATGTCGTACGTCTGGGAGCTGCACAAACGCTCGTCGGCGATGGAGTCCTGACCTGTGGTCAGCGGCCAGCCGTCGGAGGTCAGATAGCAGCTGATGTCGAGCACGGTCTCGGCCGTGAGCTCGGACATGAGCGGTTTGGACGGGTCGGCGAGCGCCGGTACGACGACGACCTTCATCTTGCCGTCGATGGGGGTCGCCGGAATCGGTGTTCCTTGTGCCATGGTTTATCTCCTTGGTGGTTTCTGGATATGGTGAAGCCGGGGTTTCATGGGCCTCGGGATCGTGGATGGCGGATAGTCCGCCCGGTTGAGCGGTATGAACAGGCCCTCGCGTAGGCGGGGGTCTTGGTCGGACACGTCGAAACGGTGGCCGGTGCACTTGTCCTTGACTCGGATGTACCTAACCATGTCGGCTCCATATGGTTTTCCACCGCAGCACGCGCACGGAGTATGCGGCTGCGGTCACCGTGCCGATGACGCCTCCGGAGTCGCCCGTGTTGTAGGTCTCGGAGTCGAACGTGTTGTTGAGCGCCCCGCATGAGACGCCGTCGGCCACGGGTCTTGCGCCCGTGACCGCGTCGAGCAGGGTCAGGGCCGCGATGTCCACCTGTTCGGGCGTGAGCGCGGCGATGCGCGCTTCGAGCGTGGCCTCGTGGCTGCTGACCTGCCGCGCCTGGCTGACGTCGGAGACGCCGAGGCTGACGGTCAGTATCATCCACGGAGGCTGGTCGGAATCCGTCGGGTGCACGCCCTCGTACCGGCTCATGTAGTCGAGTTCGGGGACGAGCGCGTACAGTGCGGCGCGAAGGTCAGCCATGCGTCATCATCTCCGTCGCCACCCGTTGCACCTGCGATTGCAGTTCCGGCATCTCCTGTTCGCCGAACTCGTAGAACAGGTGGGTGCCTCCGCCTCGTGACGTGCCGAAAAACGCGATGTTGGCGAGACTGTTCACGCCGCCGGAGCGTGGCCCGATCTCCACTCCGACGCCTTCCGCCGAGGGCAGCAGGTCGTAGGAGACGCGGATACGGCGGAAACCGCCGTTGCGTGATCTGGACAGGTCGTCGTTGATGGCGTTCTTGACGTTCAGGCCGGCGCGGCTGAACGTCGGCTTGAACCTGTTCGGCGTCTTCGCGGCCGCAGACCGCCAGTCGGCGGCGAGCCGGTCGAGTTCGCTCGTGTCCAGGGTCATGACGTTGCCCATCAGTCCACCTCCTTGACGTTCCACCGTTCGGCGGTCGCTAGCGTCTGCTCGCCCTGCGGGTTGACCAGCCGGTACGTGCGCACGCCCACGCCGGGATTCGTTGACGTGACGGTGGCGATGTCCCCTGATTTCAACCCCACGGTCCCGTAGGGGAAATGCAGGTAGAGCAGCCAAATCTGCGTGACGCCTCCCAGTTGGGTGCTTTCCGAGCCGATGCCGCCCGCGGTCTGCACCTTGCATGGGCCCGAGTAGATTTCGGTCTCCGGCACGGTCACGGCGCCGTCCGGGCCGGTGACGGGTCGTCCCTTGCGGACGACGCGGCACGTGTCCCGCATCAGGCTGACGGCGTTGCGCCGGGACCTGTCGAGGAATCCGCTGCTGATCCTCACCGGAACACCCCTATGCTCACGCCCATGACGCCGAAACGCCTGCGCAGGCTGCGTTTCGTCGTGTCGGGCAGTTCGGCGGCGTCGATGACCTCGGTACCGCCCTGCGAGTATCCGACCTGCGCGTCATCGATACGCTCATAGGAGATGCCCCTGTGCGCGCCGGGGCCGCCGTCCGCATGCTGGCTTATGGCCGCGGCCACGTACGAGCAGCAGAGACGGACGATGTCCTCGGGGACCGGGTCCCATCCCATGGTGAGCGTGACGGTGACGGTTACCGGAGGACGGTTGAACGGCCCCCACGGCTTGTCCCGGTAGAGCGCGGAGCCGAACCGCACCCAATCGTCGCATTCCTCGCCGTCCAACAGCACGCTTTCGACGCTGCGGACCGCCTTGCACGGCAGGTCGAGTTTGCGAGACTGCTCGCTGGGCAGGTCGATGGTGTACGTGCCGAGCGATATCGGGCAGCCGGCGGCGGCGCGGATGGCGCTTGACACCGAATCCAGCAGGCCTTGCGCCAACTGTTCGTCATCGTATTCGACCTTGTATTTGGCCAGATCGTTCAATGATGCCAATGGTTCCACCCGCGTTCCTCCACTCCTATATGTCAGAATCCGGGCTGGTCGGCCTGCGGCTGGTCCGCGCTGGCCGGGGCCACGGCGATGCCTGCGGTCTTGAGCGCCGCCACGATGGCGGCGGCGTCCGCGCCGTCGGCGATGCTCGCCTGTTTGACGAGGCCCGCCTTCGCCGTGGTCGCCGCCGCGGGTGCTGCGGGGAGGGTCGGCTTGTTCGTCAGATCCGTGTAGGAGCCGGAGAACGAGCTGCTGCCCGCGCCGATGGCGGTGCGCGCCGCGGCCGCGTCAGCGGCCTTCATCATGGCCCTGCCCGTGGCCGTCACACCGGAAAGGGTGTCCACGCTCACGGCGGGGGCATCCCCGCCGGTCGAGCCGATGAGCTGCTGCGCCTCCTCGAGCGTGGAACAGGCGAGCAGCCTACGCCCGAAGTCGCCCACGTAGGGAAGATCCTCGTAATTGCCCGCCATGTCAGGCCTCCAGCGTGTAGGAGACCTTGGCGAGCTGCTTCGGCTTGAACACCTTGCCGCCGTACAGGTGCAGGCCCTTGACCATGTCGGCGAACCGGTTCTGCATGCGCGCCGCCTCCACGCTGGCGATCTGCTGCGCGAACGTGGTCGCCGCGTTCGTGCCGGCGATCAGCGTGAACGCCTTGGTCTTATCGTCGTACGGAGTGTTGTTGCTCACATGGATCTGGAAGCCGGCCGCGGAGCCGACCAGACCGTTCTGCAGCGTGTTGTGCGCGCTTTCCGTGGCGCTGATGAACCGGTTGTCGAGCAGCAGCTGCGCGTACACGTCCGGACTGATGACCACCCAGCGTCCGGTCGTGGGCACGTTCTGCTTGTCGAGGGCGGTACGCAGCTTGACCATCGTGTTGTAGGCGTCGGTCGGCGTGGTGGCGTTGGACGTGACCGCCGGCACCGTGGAGCCCGCGGCGGCGGCCATGAGACCGGCCACATACTGGTCGGCGGCGTCCGCCAGCTGGTAGGCGGCGTTGGACGTGAACTGCGCCTGCAGCCCGCCGAGCGCCTGACGCTTCTCCACGTCGTCCAGTTCGAACGCGAAGTACTTCGCCTGGTCGATGACGAGGCTGCCCATGTCCTTGTCGGACGCGGCCTCGATGGCGATGTCCGTGTGCGCCGTGTAGTCGCCCACGGTGATGTCCTGGATGCCGGTGACGTGCACGGTATCGCCCGCATTGGAGATGTCGCCCTCGTAGTCGCGGTTTGCGAGCGCGCCGAACACGAGCGCCTTCTGGAGTTCCACGATGATGTTCGCGCTCCAGATCTCGGGAATGAAATTAGTGATGGCCATGATGGCCTTCCTCCTTGTCTGGTCAGTTGGTGACGCCGAGCAGGTCGTTGAGACGGCCCTTGTTCTGGGCTTCGACGATCTGTTGCGGGGTCATGTTCTTCAGGTCATCTCGGGTGAGCTGGCCTTGATGGTCGTCGCCGTCCCGCGTTCCGCTGGGCGGCTTGATGCTGACGCCCTTGGGCGTCGTCTCGGCTTTCCCGAGATACGGTTTGGATGCGAGCAGCTGGTCGATGGCGGCGCCGATGGCGGTGGAATCGACCTCACCGTCCTCATTGACCTCGAACGCGGTCAGGTCGAGGTAGCGCAGGGCGTCGCCGGGATCGTTGAGCTTGCCGCTGGCAGCGGCCCTCACTTCCGCTTTGAGCACGCGCTGGTTCGCTTGGGCGATGGCCTGCGCGTTGATCTGCTCGAGCTGCTTGGCCTTCTCGTATTCCGCTTCCTTGCCCTGCAGTGCGGCGAGCTGCTTCTCCACCTCGTCCATGCGGTCGAGGCGTTTGCGCGCATCGTCGAGTTTCGCCTCGAGGTCGCGGTTGACCTTGCGTTGCCCCTCGAATTTCGACTGCCAGTCGTCGCCGTTGTCCGGCGGGGTCTCCTGACCGTCGAGGGTTTCGCCTTCGGGGTTGTTCTGGTTCTCCACCATTGTTTCCTTTCGATTCAGTTGGTGTAGATCTCGCCGCCGGTGGACAGCCATCGACGGAAATTCCTCTCCGCCCGCGCCAGCACCTCGGGGGTGACCGGCTTGGACGTGTCATACGGGTTACGGCCGTCCAACGCGGCCATGTACCGGAGTCTGGCGTTTTCCAGCCGTCGTTGCGCGGCGGTCTGCGTCACCGTGCGCCCCTGACGGTATGTGTTGTTGTGCAGCCACATGCCTTTGCGGATTTCCGGCACCTTCTCGCGCCAGTCGGGGGCGATGATGTAGCCTTCGCGCTCCAACAGCCTGATGGTCTCTTCGCGGCTGCGGGACAGCGCGTAGATGCCCTCGGGCGTGAGCCTGCGTTTCTGCGTGCGCCCCTGCTGGTCCGCCAGCATGCGGGACCAGCCGTAGCGGGTCGTACCCTCCGTGGTGGTCATGAACACGGTGCCGCTCCTACGCCCCTTCCGGGCGCCGAGTCCTTGGATGCCGCGTCGGCTGTTGACGACCTGGAAGATGTCGGCGCCGTCCCGGATCGCCTGCGCGTTCGCCTTGCCGAACCGTCGGTCCTGTTCCTCCCGGCTCAACGCCTGGAAACCTCTCATCGGGTCCGTGACCCATCCCGCGCGTTCGGCCTGCTCCCTTCCCTTGACCGGCAGATGACGTCCATGGCAGTGCGGGTGGCGTAGGAACCCCTCGTTGTACCGGTAGTATTTGCCGGCGAGGATCATGCATCGGCTGCAGCAGTCCGCGGCCTCCACTCGCACGTAGCCGACATCGTCGCGTTGGGCGATGCTCACGCCTGCGGCGCTGCGATGGGTGTCGTCCACGAGCAGCACGGTGAGCGTGCCCAGTTGCTTCAGCCCGAACTGGAGCGCCTGAACCGGCGGCGAGCCTTGTTTGATGGCGTGCAGCACGCCCAGTATCGGCGAGCGGAAGTAGTCGGCCAGGCGGATGCCGCTGGGCGCGTACCCATCGCCGAACGCGAACGTGTCCACGAAACCGTGCGGTTCCACGTATTCGCCCTGTTCGGCGAGCGCCTGCACCGTGTAGTCCACGGCGATGTCCGCGGCCTTGGCCTGCAATACGCCCATGAGTTGGACGAAATCACGGCTTGTCAGCGTCCAACTGGCTTCGATGTTGTTCGGATCGACGCGCTTCCATGCCTTGCGGGCAGCTCGCAGCGCGGTCATTTCGACCGTGGCGAGACGTTTACCGTCCAGTGTCACCGCTTCCAGTGTCATCGGATGCCTCCGTGGTCAGGCTTCGGGCTATCTCCATCATTTCGGGATCGGATTCCTCGTCCTGCTTCATGCGCAGGATGCGTTGGATCTCGTCCTGTGACTGTCCCATCTGTTCGGCGACCCACTGCAACGGGTATCCGAGCTGCTTGTATTTGAGCATCGCGTCGGCCATGAGCGTTTCGCTCCGGTATTGCGGCGTGGCGAACGTCACCCTGCTGTCGGCGATGATGCGCGCCGACGTCTCATCGCCTTCGGTGAGCATCGCCATACGGCAGATGTCACGCAACGGGGATTTCAGGAAGCTGATGCGTTCGATGGTCTTCGACACAAGACCCGCCTCGGCGACCTCGTACCCTGTGGCGGGCACCTCGGCATTGGTCAGCAGATAATGGCCGGGGGTGCGCGTCTCCGCCGCCACATGCTCGACGGCCTTCTCGATGACGGGAATGAACGCCTGCAGGTTCGCACTCGTCCACTCGGCGATGTTCACGTTGTCGCCGGTGAAATGGTAGATGCGTTCCATCACCTGCTTGTCGAGCTCTATGGGCTTCTCACCGACCTGTTCGCCGGTCTGCTTGTCGAACACGGGCTCGACCAGCTCGTCTCCGCCAGTGATGACGCGTGCGGGCAGCGACGCGAAATCAAGCGCGTTGAGCAGATACGCCCAGACGATGTTCACGGCGTCCTGCATGGATTCGACCTGGGCGATGTCGCTGATGGGTGAATTGTCGAGCAGCATCTGGTTGCGGAACTCGCGCATCGGGATCTCCCCGAACGGGTTGACACGTTCCGTGTCCGGCAGGAACTCCCAGCCGTTCACATCCGGTTCCAACCGCTGTTCGGTCACGGTGACCGGTTTGCGCCGCCGCACATCGAACACGCGGTCGGGCAGCAGCAGGGTACCGTATTCGCGTTCGTCGTCCTGACGCACCAGCAGACCAGCCGTCGGGTCTCCTGTCAGAGGATCGTAGATGATGGCCGCGCTGTCGGGATGCTCGAAGCTGATGCGCGCCCCGCCATCCGGCCGCTGCGATACCAGGATGAACGACCGGCCGGCCGTGGTCATCATCAGCGCCGCCTCCTGCAATCCACGCTCGAAATCGTTGCGGTCAAGGCAGCGCATGACATGAGAATCCAGCTGCACGTCCTCATAGGGCGTGAACCCCTTGAACCTGATGCGTTCGACCGGCGCCTGCGCGACGGGAAGACACCAATTGTCGGAGAAGTCGCTGAACCGGTCCGACATGTAGCGTTTGAATTCCTCGCTGGCGAACTTGAGCTTGCCGCGCACGCCCAGCACGTAATCCGTGTGCTGGCGGATGGCGGGACGACGGTTCTGGATCTTCATGGCGAGGAGGTTCGTCACCGCGTTCACCTGTTCGGGCGTATCGTACATTCCTACCTCCTTGTCGAAGACCCCGTGAGCATGTAATTGTGTTTCCTCGCACCCCATCCCGCGGCGCGAGCGTCGCACGCGGCCTCATGGGCGAGGATGCTGGTCACCGCGGCGTCTATCTTCCTGTTCTGCTGCGGTTTGGCCAACCCGTAACGTTCCAACGATTTGGCGACCTTTCTGGCGTTCATCATGTGGGTGCGGGTGATCGGACATCCATCCTGCGTGATCCGCCGGGTCGTCAGATCGGCCTCGAACCGTCGCAGCGCCTCGTAGACGGCGCCGACGCGGCTGGACCCGCTCATCGTCCACGGGATGAACCTGCGCGGACCATAGGCGCGGTCCCACGCCTCGATCTCGCTCTCCCACGACATCTCGTCGCGGAAACCCGGATCGCAGTAGGCGCGTTCTATCCTGTACCGGTCGTTGAGCTCGGCCCACGCGGCCGACACCTCGGCGCGCGGGATGCGGCCTCCCCACTGCTTCGGATTCCATATCGTCGGACGCCGGTCAGGCCCGTACCGTGGCGTGAAGATCAGCCCGGACACGGTCTCCATCTTGATGCACGTCCAATCGTCGTTCTCACTGCCGTCGAACCCGGCGCACACGCGGGTGCCTTTCGGCGGGTTCTCCAACCACAGTTCATGCGCCGGCATAGCAGCTCTCCCACAATCCGTCTTCGAGCCATGCGCCGCCACCCTGCACCAGACGGTTGCCGAAGAACCGTTCCGCCTGCGTCGGGTCGGTCTTCATCAGCGACTTGGCCTCCGATTCAATCGAGTTCAAATCCACCCACGGGCTTCCCCGGTACACGTATTCGAGCATCTTGAGACGTTCGGCCTTGATGTTGAAATCCAACGGGCGCCCATCCCGATGCCGCAGGCTCTTCGCCAGATCCGGGTTCCGGTAGAACACGAACACGTCGTCCTCACCCGTCTCGAACACCTGCTGCGCATACGAGTTCTCACCGGGATCCCAAGCGTTCGTCCACGCATGCGTGCGTCCGCCCATGCCGGCAGCGCCTCGACGCTGCGTGGTCGCCACGGCGATCATCCCGTTCGATTTCGTGTACAGGCCCGCCTCATCCTGTTCAGCGTCCGTGATCGGATTACCCAACCGGGACTTCGCGGAAGCGGTGACCACATCGATGCGGTCGAGGTCCAACGCGTCGGCGTCCCCCTCACGGCCGGGCTGGATGATACGGATGAACGTGTCACGCACCTTCATCATCTCCTTGAGCGGGCCAAGCAGGATTGTGGCGACCAGCGGACGGTACATGTTGCGCACCTGCTCCTCACTGTTCGCGGTCAGCTGGATGAGCGGCGACGGATGCCGTCTGCCCCTCGGCTCGCCGGGATTGTACGGCCACTGCCAGCCGCACGGGCAGCCGTTGTCGGCGCAACGATACGCGTCGCCCTCCTGCGCCCAACCGTCGAACACGACCGGGCCGCACCCCTCGGCGGCGGTGAAAAACGCCGTGCAAGGGCCCTTGCCCCATTTCTGGGGGCCGACGGTCAAAGTCATACGGTACGTGAACGCCTGGTTGAGCACCATGGGGTTATCGACCGTGACCTCCTCCGGAGGCACATACGGCGCGTCCTCACGCACCCGCCACCTGTTCGCCGCCAGCCAGTACTGCCAGTCGGACAGTTGGACCGGCCTGCCGCGCAAGGGGCCGTCAGGCTGCCGGCAATGCCGTTCTATCCACGCGCACACCAGATGGCCCAACGTGGGGAAATCGATGATCCACTCGTCATCGGCCATTGCCGCTCATCCGCCGCTGATACACGTGCGGCCTGTCGTCACCGGCCTCACGCTCCTCCTGCGCCTCTCGGCGACGCTTCTCGGCGAGACGCCTCGTGAACTCGCTGTCCACAACAGGCGACTGCGAGTCATCCTCCGCGATCTTCCAACCCAACGACGCCAATCCGGCGGGACTCAGACCGATGCGATCGGACAGGCGAAGCATGAGCACACGATCCGACGTCTTCGCCCCCGGCTGTTCGCACAACACGAACATGCGGCAGTACATGGCGAGGTCATGCACCATGTACCGGTATTGGGCGAGCTTCCACGCACGCGCCTGCGGCTGCCTCCACAGCCACTTCCACACCTCGGCCTCACGCCGGTTCGTCTCATCGTCGGGCAGCGGCAGCAACGGGAACTTCAACGGTCTTCCCGAATACTCCGTGTTCGGCAGGGCGCGCAGCGTATAGCCGCGACGCTCGCTCGTCCTCGAATTCGGGTCCGGCGGCGGCCCCGAACGCACACGCCTTCCTCCACTGGTCATGATCACTCACCTCTCGTCAGGGCCTTGCGCCCAAGCGACAGACGGGCAAAAGCCCCTTGCGGGCCCGCCCGGATTGACATTTGAAACACGCGCACCCGCGAGACACCTCTCCGGCGGTTCCAGCCCAACACACGTTCACCCCCACCCCCCGTGTCGAAAAAACGTTGAGATTCCAACATTTTCAGCGTTTTCGACCGGTGTCGGCGAGGGATGTGCGGTGTTCCTGCTTTTTGTTTGGGTCTGTTAGACCAAAGTGTTGGTTTCTGACTTGCATAGTAGCTACGAAGTGCATACAATGGCGGTATGAGCAAGTGGAACAGGGCTGCGAGGCTGGTGAGCAGTGTCAGGGACGGGCTGTCCCTGCTAGACGACGACGAGCGTCGTCGTGCGATCGAGGCCCTGCGTTCCATCGTGTACGAGGACATGTTCGGCACCGGCTCTCAGGAGGTCCCGGCCGATGCGTGCGTGAAGTGCGGCTCCATCGCCATCAGGAAGAACGGCAGGACCAAGAACGGTAATCAGCGTTGGTATTGCAAGGACTGCAACCGCACGTTCACCGCCAAGGTCGGGCGCGTCATGGGCATGTCCAAGCTTTCCGTGGAGACGTGGATGACGTACATCGAGGCGTTCATCGACCAGTTGTCCCTGCGCGCATGTGCCGAGAAGTGCGGCGTGTGCCTGCGTACCGCGTGGTTCATGCGCCGTCGCGTCATCGAGTGCATCCAGCGCTACAACCCCTCGTTCAACGCCTGCGCCGGGGACCGTGTGGAGATCGATGAGACGTACTTCCGTGAGAGCTACAAGGGCTACCGGAAGGGCACCATGCCCCGCCCGGCCCGCAAGAGCAACGGCAAGGCATCCAAGAGGGGCCTGAGCAAGGAGCAGGTGTGCGTGGTCACCGGCATCGACGACGAGGGCGCGTCGTTCCTCGTAGTGTCCGGGCGTGGCTCCCTCGGCCGTGAGCGTGCGTTTAAAGTGCTTGATGGCCGTATCGGCAAGGGCGCGCTCGTGGTCACCGACAAGGCCGGGGCGTATCCGGCCGTGCTGGACCGTCTCGGCGCGAAGCTGGAGCAGCAGGACTCGCACGCGCACGCGATCAACCGCATCAACAGCCTGCACTCGCGCCTCAAGGACTTCATGCACGGCTTCAAGGGCGTGTCCACGAAGCACCTCCAGTCCTACCTGTCGTGGTTCAAATGGACCGAGGCGTTCAAGAGCGGCGTCATCGACCAGCGCAACACCGTGGGCCGTCAGCTCGTCAACGGCGTGTACCGCATCACCCGACGCATGTACGTGGGCATGCCCATGCCCGTGTGACACATGGTGTCACCTGTCATGTCGGATGGGTTACGATGTGGTTACCTATCCGATTGAAAGGACGGCTCCATGAGCATTCCCACGACGACCATGCGAATAGACCCGGAACTCAAAGACGAGGCGAACAAGGTGTTCGACGAACTCGGCCTGAGTCTGTCCGGCGCGGTGACGATCTTCCTCAAGGCGGTGGTGCGCGAACAGGGCATCCCGTTCAGCATGAGCGTCAGACCGGACGATAACGGCGACGGGAACAGGTGACATACCGTCTCGCATAATCGACGGTATTGACGGAAAGGCGAAGCAGTACGATGCCTAAGAAGGTCGCAGCCATAGATCACCCCATGCTGGACGTGTCCATGCCCGATCGCAGAAGCATGGACATGAGCAGCATGTTCATACCGGGCGATCCGCCGGTACAGGAATCGACAGGGTTCCCCGATGGCGTCCTGTTCCTCGGGGACAGCATCGAATGGATGAAGCACATCAGGGACGAATCCGTTGACATGGTGTTCGCGGACCCGCCGTATAACATCAGGAAGGCCGACTGGGACGATTTCGGCTCTCAGGAGCAGTACATCGAATGGTCGATGACGTGGATAGAACAGGCATCACGCATCCTCAAGCCGACCGGTAGCCTGTACATCTGCGGTTTCAGCGAGATACTTGCCGATCTCAAGCACCCGTCGATGAGGTACTTCGCATCCTGCCGGTGGCTGGTGTGGTTCTATCGCAACAAGGCGAACCTCGGCAAGGACTGGGGCCGGTCGCACGAGAGCATCCTTCACCTACGGAAGAAGGACTTCAAGCACATCAACTATGATTCCGTGCGCATACCGTATGGCAAGCACACGTTGAAATACCCGGACCATCCGCAGGCGGACTCGTCGCAGTACGGCCGCAAGGGCAGTCACTGGACACCCAACCCGTTGGGCGCGAAGCCGAAGGACGTCATCGAGATACCCACGACGTGCAACGGCATGAACGAGAAGACGCCGCATCCCACGCAGAAGCCGGAGGAGCTGCTGCGCAAGCTCGTCCTCGCGGCAAGCAACGAGGGGGACGTCATCCTTGACCCGTTCTCCGGCTCCGGCACGACGGCGGTGGTCGCGTCCCAGCTGCATCGCCTATGGCTCGCGTGCGACGAGAACGCGGAGTACAACCAGTGGGCCACGGAACGTCTCGACGCCATAGACCACTCACGGACGATAGAGCAGTGGATGGCGTTCGACAGGGACAACTACGAGAGAAGGCGATCGATACGATGATGACGCTACGACAGCTAGCGGAGTGGGCGCAGGACAAGGACAGGTTCACCACCGTGGGCGATTGGGCCGATTTCTGCCGTGAATACCTTCAGTACGTGCATTCGGGCGCGTTGCAGGCCGTCATCGTGTCCACGAACGAGCATGTATACAACTTCTACCAGTACGGCACTGACGGGAACTTCAAGATCACCCGGCCCCTCAACAGCGATCTGATGATAACCGATGACGAGTTCGACTCCGCGGAGCGCACCGTGATGTCGGCGTTGCATGACATACGCGGCATCGAGCACGACGCCGACGCGAGACGGACTCTGAACAACTTCGTATACACTTGCCAGCAGTCCATCGGTGCCGCCCTTGATTCCCTGCCGAGCGCGAACACCGCCCGCAAACTCAACGGCGATCTGTTCGAGAAGTACATCCGCCGCATCCTCAACGAGATCGGCGCGAGGACCGAGGAGGGCACCGTGCAGGTGCCCATACGTGTCGAGGGCGTGGAGCCGTTCAACATGGCGTACCAGCACGATCTGATCGTGAAGAGGGACGGCGAGACCAAGGCGATCGGTTCGGTCAAGACGTCGAGCAAGGACCGCATCGACAAAATCTTCATCGACAAGTTCATGTACAACGCATTGACGGACAGCGAGGACATGCCCCATTTCGCGGTGTTCCTCAACGACGTCCAGAGGGCGGGAGGGAACGACATGCGGCGGCAGAGGGTGGCACAGACGTTCCTCACCGGCCATTTCAAGGGGTATACCATCCGTCTCAATCCGTTGGATGGCGTCTATTACTGCGACCTCAGGCCGATCATGCGCACCGATGATCTGCTGAGACAGCAGATCAGCACTCTTGATAACCTGCTCGTCACGGACGTATGGAGATTCATGGAATAGCCCTTATGAACGCATAGGACGCTCGTAGCGGCCCTATCGTTCGGCATAGGTAAAGAGGATGCCCGTCAGGCCCGGAACACGGTCTGACGGGCATTTCTCGTGCCACAGAGATGTGAATCGGCGTTTAGCGAATACATACACCTCCGATATCAGCCTTCCGTATCTATTCACACACACGATAGGACGGAAGAAGAGATGTCTAACCGTGAAATTAGAGGGGTAAGCGATAACGGCCTGCTACCCCGGATCAACCAAACATCGTTCACCATGAGGGGAGGTGAACGACATGGCCGCTGAAATGACTGAAGACAAGGTCCGTCTGGAGGCAGACAAAGTGCTAGGTCTGTCCTCGCTGGACGGCAAGGATGGCGCTCGGTCCGGCACGGGGCAGATAACCACGTTCAACCAGCTCGGGTTCCCGGGTGTTGCCGACAAGCCCGACGGGTGGTATTTACCGAACAATAAAAACGATGTTGCAGTGGTCTTGGAGGTCAAGGCGACGCGCATTGCGCTCGGTAAGGCGCAGGTGGACGAGGTGCTGAAGAACGTCCGCATCATGCAGGCGCAATATGAGAAGGTCATCGGCATTTTGTACAACGGCGATGACGTTCGCGTGTTCAAGGGCGAGGAAGAGGCCAAGACGCCCAATAAACTGCAAAACGTCAGCTACTATCTGTCTCTTTACACAGTGGACAGCATCGACAAGAAGCACATCTACGAGCTAACCGCCCGCATCAACAACTGCCTTCACTTCGAGTTCGGCATCAAGAACCTGTACCATCGTATGATTTTCACTGCGTGCGCCTTGGTCGCTGAGCGTTACGGCGCGGGTTTGAAGCGCCTCAAGGATATGGACTATGCGACGTTCCATACGGCGATTCACTCGACTCTTTCTAAGTCGCTGGAAAACAGTCGTAAGCAAAACGCGAAGATTGACATCCTACTGGAAGAGTATTCCGACATCAAGATGAATACCACGGACAACCAGAACGCAATTAACAACTTCATTGATTGCGTCGTCGAGATTTCCGAGTGCATTAACTCGAACGAGTGGCGTGGAGAGGATGTAATGGGAATCTTCTTCAACGAGTTCAACCGGTACAAGAAGAAGTCCGAGGCGGGTCAAGTGTTCACTCCTGAGCACATCACGGATTTCATGTACAAGATACTCGATGTGAACAAGGGAGATTACATTCTGGACGCTACGTGTGGTTCCGGCGGCTTCCTCGTGAAAGCTATGGCGAACATGATTCGTGAGGCGGGTGGCATGCAGACAGATGAGGCGGCGGAGATTAAGTCGAGTCACCTGTACGGCATCGAGTTAGACCGTGAGATTTACGCCCTCGCGTGCGCGAACATGCTGATTCACAAGGACGGAAAGACGAACCTTGAGCAGATGGACGCCCGTACCGAGGCCGCGTCCAAATGGATGCAATCGAAGCCCATCACGAAGGTGCTGATGAACCCACCCTACGAAAGAAAGTATGGGTGCATGACCATCGTCGAGAACGTACTAGACAGCGTCGCTGCACATACTCTGTGTGCGTTCATCCTACCCGATAAGAAACTGGAAAAGACTAGTAAAACGCAGATGCAGCGAATTCTGAAGCGCCACCGTCTGTTGAAAGTCGTCAAGCTCCCAGAGGATCTGTTCTTTGGTGTCGGTGTAACCACGAGTATCTTCGTGTTCGAGGCAGGCGTCGGGCAGGACGGCAAGGAGTTCTTCGCCTGCTACATGGAGTCTGATGGTCTGGCGACGGTCAAGAACAAGGGCCGTCATGACGTCTACGGTAAGTGGGCGGCAATCGAGGCCCATTGGGTTGAGGTCGTGGAAAAGCAGTCTGGCGACGAGACGTGCCAGTGGGTCAACCCTACCGAGCACCTGTCATATCAGGTTCCGCAGAAGCCGTTCGAGATTTTTGAGGAGAACTTCCGCAAGACGGCGATGGACTACCTGATGTTTAAGAAGGGTATCGACGCGAAGACGTTCAGCGAGAAGCTGACATCCACGGCCATGTATTCGAGCCGCGTGAGCGTCGATGACAATACCGTAACCATTGCCATTCAGAAGGGTGGTGATACCGATGGCGAGGATTGATGCGAGCGGGTGGAAAGACGTTCTTGTCTCAAGCATTTTTCGCATGACCAACACCAAAAGCATCCCACAGAAGAACATCCAGCCGGATAGCGGAGAAGTATCTTATGTCACTGCGCAATCGGGAAACAACGGTGTGATGACGTGTATCGACTGTCCGACCACATGGATTGACGATGGCAATTGCATTATAATCGGAGGGAAAACGCTCACTTTCTCGTACCAGTCGAAGGCGTTCTGTTCAAACGACAGCCACAACATCGCACTTTATCCGCTGGATGGAGAGTGTGTCACAGAACCATGTTTTCTGTTTCTCATAACGGCGTTACGTGCGTCATTGTCCCGGAAATATACGTGGGGAGATTCCATTTCGATAACAAGCATCAAACAAGACAGGTTCAAAATCCCTATCGATGCTGAAGGCGATCCCGACTGGGCATACATGGATGCCTACATGTCCGAAGTCATGCAAGAATCTGAGGCGAGTCTCGAGAATCTGATGCAAACCGATGATGGCAAGCATACGGTCGATACGTCAACGTGGCGGCCATTCAAAATCGAAGACCTGTTCGACATCAAGAAGGGTGTACGCCTCACCAGTGCTGACATGCGCCCGGGAAACATTCCGTTCATCAGCGCGGCGAACGTGAACAACGGCATCACCGCCCGCATCTCGAATAACGGGCACTTACACCCCGCTGGCACGCTCACCGTCGCATACAACGGCAATGTGGGCAAGACGTTCTATCAAGATGAGCCGTTCTGGGCTTCGGATGACGTGCATGTGCTCTATCCGAAGACCAAGATGAGTCGCGGACAGATGCTCTTCGTCGGTACCTGCATCGAGCGTGTCGGACGCCAGAAGTACGGGTTCGTCGATAAATGGAAATTGGAGTACATGAGAAATGACGAGATCAAACTCCCGGTCTCCATTGACGGGGCTCCGGACTGGGCGTACATGGATGCCTACATGCATCGCATCATCGTCAATGCGTCATCTGACGTCAAGTCTCTAAGCACAATTCTCTGACTTTAATATTCCGTGCATTATATGCACACTCGTGTCTAACATGCGCAGTTATTAAGCAGGAAGACCTGATCGCTGATAGGTATTTGACGATCAGGCCTTCCTGTGTTTGTAACGATATGCACACTTTAGTCTAACGGACACTTTTTTACCATTACTGGTTCCTGTGTGGAAACCAACACTTTGGTCTAACAGACCCTTTTGTTTTGTTCGCGAGCGTTCGGAAGATGTTGTTTTGTTTGCTTCAAGGCTTCGCGTCGCGTCGTTCACGGCGTCGCCGATGTCGGGCGCCGGCGTGTTCAGGTTTCGCGGAAGCCGAATGGTCTTGTCTTCGCGGTTTTGCTGTTGTGGCATGCTTCGCACAGGCCGCGACCATATTGCGGGTCGTTCGGGTCCTTGTGCATGTCCACGAGTTCGCTGCGCTCGTACGGGAAATGGTCGGCGACTGTCGAGGGTTTGCCGCACAAGCCCTCGTGCCCACCGCACCCACCTGCCCGGGTATCTCCGGGGCATACGCAGTATGGGTCTCTTGCGAGGACCTTGCGTCTGAACCTGCGGTGTCTCGCGTTCGAATACGGGTTTCCTTTGGTTCTGCGTTCACGGTCCTTCCGACGCTGGCATTCCGTGCAGCGCGCCCCGTGGTCGATGAGCCGGGGGCATCCCGGCGTGGAACATACCTTGTAAGACATACCCGCCCCCGTTCGCGTGTCTGGATATGAGAAAGCCCCGGCATCTGCCGGGGCTCCCACATGTTCAGGAAGTTCCCTGTATTCGACGGATCACCGCGTCCTGGAGTCTTGCCCGGAAGCCCGGCGGATCGGATTCGTCGGCAAGCTCGCCGTTCGAGAAATCATTGATGTTCTCCATGATGCGGCGGATCATCGCATTGCGATCGTTCCGCGCCTTCCATCCGAACAGCTTGAAGACGACGGCAATGACCATGAACACTATTCCCGCATAGAAGCCGATATTGTTCGTGGCGTTGGGTTGGACCAGTTCCGAAATGATGAGAGGCACGCCCACGCCGCCGAACCCCCAGAAAGCGTTGTCGAACTTTCCCTGACCATCCGGAATGGCCTTGATGTCCCGTTTGAGATGTCGGAGGTCCGTGACCCGCACAGGCATGAAATCCTCCTTGACCGTAAGGATGTTGGACTCAACAGGCTGGTCTGGCTTAATGGAACCGACGATCTTGCCGCTCATGCGCTCGCCGGGCCTTCAGGTCGTTTGATGGTACCGGATTTCAACGCGTTGATGAAGAACGTGTATCCGCAGTCGGAGCATGAAATCGGTACGAGCGGTATGAGGGTTGAGCCCCCGCCGAGGACGATGTTGCCGTCCTCGAATTGGCGTACCTCCACGACGTTGCCGACGGTCCACTCGGTGCCGTCGCATATGGGGCATTGCTGCCGCTTCCATTTCTCGGAGATCCAGGCTATCGCACGGCCTTGTTCCTGTTGCAGGCGTTCGGCGCGCTGCTCCGGTGTTTCGTTTTCGGTTGGCATACGCCAATGATAGGGCGGCAGCCTGCGCGGCGTCGCCGCTGGCGCCAACCGAAAAGGCGTCCGCCGTGCGGCCGTCAACCCTTGGATATGACTGTGGGTCAGCAACCATTTTCCGGTTGTTGACCCACTAATCCCACTGCAATTATCGGTGACAGTCGTCCTGTTTGTCAAGTTCGACCTGCCGCCATACGTCCCCGTACCGGTACAGGCCGTCCCCGGCCGGGGCGATCCGGCCGCGTTTGGCCCACTGGCTGATGGTGTTCCGCCGGACGATGATGCCGCAGACGGTGAACACCTTGCTGATCTCCGCCGCGCTTCCCGTCTTCTCCGGGTCGGAGCAGAGGCGTCGCAGCCATTCGAGCCGTACCGTGAGCACGCGCTGTTCCGTGCCGCATATGGGGCAGGTGATCCACTGGTCCCGGCTTCCCGCGACGAGTTCCACGCCGCACAACGGGTTGGTGCAGCGGCCTATGGGCTGGCGTTCGGACGGCGGGTCGAGCAGCAGGTCTATCTGCCGGCCGATGCGCGTGAACGTGTCCAGGTAAAGGCCGGCGTCGTGGAACCTGTCGAGGCGCGGATGCCTCGCGCAGGCGAGGAGCGTCCCGTACAGTGAGCGTTCGTGGTCCTGTTCGACGCCGTCGAGGATGTGCCACAACTGGTGGGCCGTGGAGTCGAGCAGGTCCATCATGTCGAGCACGTCGAGCCGGATGGGGGTGGGCGGCGTGCTGGGTTGGATGCGGTTCGGCTGATGCCCTCCGGGGTGCAGCGTGGCGTCGAGGCTGTCGCGCATGGGCGTGATGTCCCTGCCGAGGCTGATCAGCAGGCGTGCGAACCTGATGCGACAGCGTGTGCACAATGTTCGTTCCGGCTTGGTTTCGGCGTGGCATGACTGGCATACGCCCATGGCCTGTTCCCTCCCTTTTTCGTGTATGTCGTGTATTGGCTCGTCTGTCACAGTCCGTCGAAGCTGGGCGGTTCGATGAATTCGACGCGGCAGTCGTGTTTCGGTTGTCCGTCGGGGTTCTCGATGATGGCCCTCACCTGTTCCGTGGGAAGTTTCAGCAGGCTGCCGATCTCCAATGGCGTGTAGCCTCGGCCCGCCCATTTGAGGATGAGTTCCCGTTGCACCGCTGTGGTCATTGCGTTCTCCTTAATGGCGTGTTCCAGATTCGTTCGAATTCGCGGATGTCGGCGTCGCTCACCGTGACGCCCGCATCCCATGGTTTGCTTGTCCGGCTTGTTTTCCGCGGCCTGTATGGCCGTCGGCTGACCGGCATGAGCCCGCACCGGTGTTCGGCCAGATACTGGGCGTCGGGGCGGATCCCGCGTTCGCCGCATACGTCGATGAGTCTCGGCGCCGTGCTGCCGTACACGGGTTCGAGCCGGGTGAGGCGCCTGCCCAGGATGATGGCCACGGTCAGGTCGTCGCCTGTGATGACGCCGGGATCCCATGACTCCCAGACGCCTTGCTTGCATCTGAGTATCCAGTGGGAGCATCCGCCGCAGATGTCCGCCTCGAGCCGGCTCATGTTGCCTGGGGGCGCCATGAGCCGGAGCCATGGCGGTTTCGGCTCGCATGCGCGTTTTCTGACGCCCGTCATCGGTTTCGGTCACTCCCAGCCCTTGTCCGCCCCGTCGGCGTGATCCCAGTCGCAGGACATGGCGGCGAAACGGGATCCTTGGCTGACTATGCAGGTGACGCGTCTGGTGTCGGTCATGGTGACGACGCATGTCTGGAACAGCGTGTCATCCGTGGAGCATTCGCTTGCCGTGACGGCGGTCGTGTCCGTGTCGGGCCCGTCCGGCCGGGACGTGTCCCCGCCGCAGCCGGCGAGAAGACCCGCGAGGATGATGAGCAGGCATCCCGCGAGCACGCGGAGTTTGCGGCGGACTATCGTATTGGCGTTCATTCGGTTTCCTCCATGGCCTTGTTGCGTGCGGCGTCGAGAATCTTCCTCACACGATTCCGGTAGTAGGCTTTGTTGCCGTTGGGCACCGCGTTCCAGTTGAGGTCGAGGAACAGGCCGGCGGCGTTGCAGTCCATGTAGTAGAGCTGTTCCGCGGCCGCCTCGACCTCCGCGTCCGTGGGCTCGCGGTCGGCGCCATCCATGTATCCGGAGCGGAGTGGCGTGGGATCCATGCCGGGTATGCCGGCAGGGTATTTGAGTTCGGCCTCGTGGCTGATGATGCTCATTTCGGTTTCCTCCTTGGCTAGTTTTTTCCGAGTTGTCGTGTGATTGATTTCCATATGGTCGCGAGTTCCGGATCCTTCAACCCGGACGCGCGGCCACGCTCATACAGGTCGCGTTCGATGGCCGGCCGGTTCTCGGGATGGTTCACGGCCCTCCCGTACGCCCAGTCATGCAGCACCTGATTGCGTTGCCCCTCGGGGACCGGCGACATGTCGGGCCGTCCGCCCGGTTCGCGGCGCAACGTCATGTCGTCGGCCATCACCTGTTCGAGGCTGAGTCTGACCGGCTCCGCAGCGGTCGGCGCCGGCGAACCGTTTTTCGGCCTGTCCGTGTACTCATGCGAGTCGAGGAACGCCATCAGCTCCGGGGTCGCGTCCGGGATGCCGGATTCCGGAGGCGTATCGACCAGCAGGTAGTCGCCGCCGTTCGCCCGACTGCCGGGACCGAGCACGTACCCCCGGTTGCTGACGCGCAGGTCGATCGGAATGCCCTCGGGATGCACGGCGTTCAGCAATTGGGACGGCTCCCACCCGGCGGGCACCCGATAGTAGAGATGCAGGCCATGCGGCGAACGCACGGCGAGCGTGGACGGCAACGCCGCGCCACCGTATGGCCCGACCAGAGCCTGCAGCAGCTGGAAGCCGTGCGGACGGTCGGGATGGTCCTTGTCCGTGTCGCAGTCGATGACGAACGTGCGCCCCAACGGCGGACAGCAGTAGCGTGTCCACTCCTGGCGCACGCTGTCGGCGGTCGCGTGCGTCGTGTCGTTGGGGTTGAGCCGTTTCCAGCTCAGTGACACCTTCTCGTCGAACTGGTCGCCCTTGCGTTTGCCCTCGCAGTAGGCGAAGCCGATCTCGCCACGGCATGCGCGTTCCACGATGAGGGCGCCGTCCCGGCAGGACACCGGCGGATCCAATGGCATGAGACTGTCAACGCCGGGCATGACGGAGGCTTGCGCCTTCGGCGCCTCGATTCGCGCGGGCTGTTCGGGCTCGTCGTCGGATTCGGATTCGACCGCCTGACGGTACACGTCGAACCGTGCCGCGTCCTTCACCTGGACGATTCGCATCCTGCTGCCGAGCATTCTCGTGGTGCCGTTGGCCAGTCCGAGCAGTGCCATGGTCTCCCGTGGGATGGAGGCGTGGAATTCGTCCCGGTAGGCGTCTCGGCTGGCGATCGGCCGCCCGTACTTCTCCTCGTTGGTCAGGATCTCGCTGATGAGCCAGTACATTTCGTCGCTGATGGCGCGTGACGGGCTGAGGTTGACGAGTTCGGGCTCGTCGCCCTGCTCCCATAGGCGGCAGCTGGCCGCGTAGAACGCGGCCGGATGTTCCCGGATGAACAGTTCGATGGCGTGGTATTCGTCGTATGAGCGGCCTTCGCGCGAATGCATCTCGACTTTGACGAACCTGCGTCGGTCGGATGGTTCGCTGGAGTCGGCGAACGGCATGTTGGTCAGCAGCACGATGGTCGCGGTCGGTGTCATCGCATAGTACTTGCCTCCGGTCACTCGGGCCTGCACGCGGGATCCTGTGGACAGTGCGCGCAGTGAGGGCAGCATGGTGTCCGTGATTTCGCCGGCTTCGTCGTCGTAGGCGAATGCTTTGCCTGCCATGGCGTCGTTCATCGACTCTCGGGCGAGTGAATAGGCTTTGCTGCAGTAGTCGGTCGCCTTGAACGCGGGGAACGATTTCCGTTCGCCCAGTACGCCCTGGATGGCGTTGAGCATGAGCAGCGTCTTGCCGTCGCCGCCGTGTCCGGACAGCACGTAGGTGAGCTGTTTGAACGGTTCGAGCCATGGGGTCGCGAACATGCGCAGCAGGTTCGCGCAGGATTTGTCGTCGGCGGTGAGCCACCGGCATATGCGTGTCGCCTGTTCGATGGCCGCGTTGCCCATGCCTTTGGGGTCGAACGTCTGGGTTACGGCCATGTCATCATCGCCCCGCAGGCAAACCACACGCCCGTTTTGTCGGAACCAGACGCATGGGTCGATGCGCACGCCGCGTTGGACCTGTTTGAACCATTGCGCGCGTTTGGCTTCGCGCATGATGGTCGCGCTCATCGAGTGGTTGCGGCTGCGGTCGTTCGTCCCGTTGCCGATGTGGTATTCGTCCTCGATGGTCTTGACGGGGTGCCAGCTGTTGAGCAGACGCCGGTCGCCGGGATGGTCCGCCACGTCGGGGTCACGCCGCCAGAGCCTGTCCTGCGACGGGCAGTAGCGGAGGTGTCCCTCGCGCAGCTCCCAGATGGCTTTCTGGTATCCGGCGTGCATGACGAGCTGTTTGCTGCGTCGTCCGCCGTCGCTTTCGTCGGTGATGAGCTGGAGCGTGTGCCCGGTGATGGTCATCACGCGGTCGAAGTCGTTCGGCGGCGTGAACGTGAGTTCGAGCAGTCCGAAGCAGCCGGCGTATTTCACGGGCAGGTCCTCGGCTGGGATCGGAGCGTAATCGTCATACATGCCGGCCATGCTTTTCCTTTCTGAAAATCGGTCGAGTGGGCAGAAACGGAGCAGAATGGAGGTAACAAATAATGGCTCCCTCCTATCTTGACTTTTTGTTGAGGAGATATACCCCTCTTTTTTTGTTACCAGTGCTCTTAGGTATTGGAATCATTGGCTTTCATGCGTTACCGCGCACACGATTTTTTGTTACCGCGTTACCAAAAAATGAACGGTTTTTGTTACCGGTAACGCGCGGTAACGTTACCGTCGGCTTTTGAACCGATATCAGCGTTACCGGTAACGTATGGTCACGTGGGCTGTTTTCGCGTGCCGTGACCGTTCCGCCAGCCATCGATGACGAGGTTCGCGGCGAGCTCGTCGAGGTCGCCGTCCTCGAGCATGACCCATTGGTTGGCACGCGCGTATTCGGCGAGATAGTCGGCGAGCATGAGCTGCTGTCGGCGTGCGTCGGTGGTCGGCGGAACGTGTGCGGCCATCAGAACTCCGTATCCTCACTGCCCGCGTGCATGCCGGGATTGGCGGCGTCGGCCACGGCGAGCACCTGGGCGACGGTGAGCCCGAGCATGCCGGCGATGTCGTTCGGCGTCCTGCCCGCCGCCTTCAGCTGGTAGATCTGGGTCGCCTGCTGCGGGGTCGGGCCGGCCGGCTGCGCGGGCTGCTGGAACTGCTGCGGCTGCGAATACTGCATCGGCTGCGCCGACGGGGCCGGCTGCGCGGGCTGGCCGGCGTACGGGTCGGCCATGGCCGCGTCCAACGCCGCCTTGTTCGCGTTGCCGGGGACGATCTGGTACGAGTACAGTTTCGCGTCGTTGTAGCCGCGCTGCTTGGCCGGCTGCGTGCCGGAGAACGTGGCCGTGAACCGGTCACCGACGCGCGGCCAGTTGCCGACGCCCGCCTGTTGGCTGGCAATGCGCAGGGTCTTGATGTTGTACCCCTTCACGTAGATGCTGCGCACGCCGTCGTCGTACTCCTGCGCCGGATCGTGGAGACTCGTCTTCAAATGGATGACGACCTGCGGCTTCGGGTTGCCGTTCGGGAAGAACAAGGGGGCGCCGGTGGTGAAGTCGGTCTGCTGCTGCGCTTCGATGCTGATGATCTCGCCGGTGACGGACGTGCCGATTGGGTCGTCCTTGCTGAACGCGCTGGGCACGCCTCCGGACATGACGCTGTCGAGGCTCATGGGCGCCGCCGGCTGCTGCGGCTGGCTGTTCTGCTGCTGGTATTGGGGTTGGCCGTACATGTTTTCAACTTTCTCTAATGGTCTGTTTCTGGTTGTCCTGTTTTGTTTTCGGCCTTCATGCCGGATATGGGGATCGTTGGTGTTCCAACGTTTCCGAGGGTCTTGTCTCACATGGTGCGCTCACTTTCCCTGTAGGTGGGTTCGATCAATGGGACGAGCCGCCGCCATTTGTCGGGGACGGGCGGATACTCGTCGGCGTTGAGTTCGGACGCCTCGCCGAGGTTGTCGTCGGGCCATGTGCCGCATTGGAAGCAGTGCGTCCGGGTTTTCGGCAGGCCGTGGATCCACGCGTCCCTGACGTCCGTCCCGTCCTCGAGTTCGATGAGGTCCATGAGGTTGATGAGCAGTTGCGCGCGGCTCATGGCCCATCGCCCCGGCTGCGGGTCGAACCGGGTCTCCCACGTGTAGGCGTCGTTGAGTGACGTCCGGTTGCGGGGCAGCATGTAGATGCAGTTGCGTTCGCAGGTCTCCCCCATGTTTTCCAAGCCGATGCCGTAGAGGCTGGCCTGTACCCGGTATTGTTGGGATGGGCCTTGGGTTTTCGCGGTGCGGATGGTCGCGTCCCCGGTGATCTTCCAGTCGATGGTGCTGCCCGTCTTCCGGTCGTACAGGTCGATGCTGCCGTGGAGGCCGGTGTTCCCGTAGATGCCGTTGAGCGTGCCCACGGTGACGCGCATTTCGGTTTCGAACCGTTCGATGTCGCCGAACATTCTCTCGAAGTGCTCGTGCACGCAGGTGCCGATGAACGGCATCCATGCGACGCTGCGGGTCTGGGGCCATCCTGCGAGTTTCGCGGCGAGGCAGTGCACGCAGTCCACTCCGAGTTCGCTGGGGCCGATCTCGCGTTGTTTTTCGCGTGGCTGGTCGCGGATGCCGGTTTCGATCATCATGCGGATTTCGGGCCACAGTCGCGGCTCCTCGCCGGTGTCGGTTCGTTTGGGCTGGTTGTCGGCGGGTGGCTGGCGTCGCCCCTGTGTGGCGGGTTCCGGTGGGATGCTGGTGTCGTCGGCGAGCAGTCGTGCCACCGCGAGCACCTGGCTGGCGTCGTTCATGGCTGTTGTTCCTTCCGTTCGAGTTTCGCGGTCTGTTCGCTGATGCGCAGGGCGGCGGTCAGGCTGAGTTCGTCGAGCTGGCTGCTGCGGATCATGTACAGGTCGTCGGTGGGTGATTGGCCGTCGTCGGCTTTCAGGTCGTATTCGCTGATGGTGCGGGCGATGATGTCGGCGATGTTGCCCGTGTGCAGGCGGTTCATGAGACCACCACCATGGGTTTCGTGCTGACCGCGTATTCGTTCATCGCGTCGGCGGTGAATTCGCGTTCGAGCTGGCTTAACGGTTTCGGTTTCAGCTGGTAGGCGTTCGGGTACTGGGTGGCGGGGTATGCGTGTTCGAATCGTTTCGCGTCGATGCGGCGGCTTCCCTGTTTGACCTGCACTCTGTGGTCGCCCGCCTGGTAGGTGCCGGGTTGGGGGTGTTGTTCGAGGATGAGGTTTTTCAGGGTGTCGAGTTCGTCCTGGCGTTCCTTGATTTCGGCTTGCAGGATGATGACGCGTTCGGCCTGGCGGGCGAGCAGCCGCTCGTATTGTTCGGCGAGCCCGGTGTCGGTCATGGTGGTCAGCTGGCCGCCGGTGTTGAAGGTCATCGTTGTCGGGATGCTGCGGGTGGTATCCGTGTTGGTGCGGGTCGTGGTGTCGGTCATTGCCTGTCTCCGTTCGTGGTGTCGGTGTTTGCGGGTTCGATTTCGGCGACGACTTCGGCGATGCTCTCGTCCGTGTCGGGCTGGCGCATGTCGTGGGCCTGTTCGTTGAGGGTTTGGATGCTGCCGTTCGGGTTGCGTAGAAGTCGGCTGATGGCGGCGCCTTCCTTGATGACGTGCTGGCAGATGTCGATGCATTTGGCGACGATCTGCGCTTTCTGGCCGGTGAGGTTCTTTTTGAGGATCGACTGGTCGGCCTTGTCGATGAACGCGCTGGCCGCGTCCGCGATCTTGCTGGCGGTCGGGTAGAGCGCGGCGAGGTCGGCGGGCATGTTCTCGTCGTCGATGAGCGTCTGCGTGATGTATTCGGTGTGGTTCATGTTTTGCCTTTCATCTGGTTGTCGGAATGTTTTCCGTGTCGGGCCCGTAGGCGGGCAGTTCGGTGATTTCCACGTACAGGTGGGGTTCGTATTCGCGTCCCTGCCACGTGTATGGGTCGCCGGTCTTCCTGTTGCGGTATTGGCCTCGGACGCCGCGTATCCGCTGGTCGGGCATGCGTTTGGCGGCTTGGAGTTCGATGACCTGCGCGTCGTCCATGTAGGCGACCGCGTTCAACGCGTCGAGGATGGTTTTCAGCAGGTTGTCGATGTCGGGTTTGCCGCGTCGGCGCATCCAGAACTCCGCCCTGATGCGTACCGGCCCGGTGAGGGGTTTGGCGTTCGGGTATTTGCGGCGGAATTCGGCGAACAGGCGTTCCTCCGCGTGAACGGTTTTGCGGGGTGTGATGGCGTGCCCGTGGTAGACGCGGGGCCGGCCTTTGGCTACGGGGTCGCCGGGCAGGCAGAGTGTGAAGCTATTGGCGACGGGGTCGCCGGGCGGGCAAGGGGTGAAGCTATCGGCCGTCGTCATCGCTGTTCCTTCCGGTCGTCGAATGGCGCCCATAGGAGCGTGCCGACGCCGCCGCCCAGGATGAATGCGGTCAGGTGGAGGACGCTGAGCGTGCCCGCGCGCAGGAGTCCCGCCATGAGCCACATGCCCGCCCATAGGGTCGTGGCCGCGGCGGTGGCGAGCGCGAGCAGCCATAGGGCGGCGAGGAGCGTGTCCTTGCGTGTCATCGCCATGTTCCTTCCCGTGCGAGCTGGTCGAGCGTGTACATGAACCGGCTGGCGTTCCCGTAGTCGAGGTCGTGGCCGAGCCGGGCGGTGAGCCCTTTGGTGCCGGTGATCTCGGTGAACGTGATGATGGTCTTCCGCGCGTAGTCGGGGAACAGTCGGCCGATCTCGTCCATGCTGTCGTCGATCTGCGTGAGGAGGAACAGGATGCGGTTCGCGGTGTCGGTGTCGAGGCGTTCCTGCGCGGTGAGGCGTAGTTCCTCGCGTCGGCTTGCCTGTTGTTTGGCGCTGCTGCTCATGGGTCATCTCGCTTCCGTGTGGGTCATGAATCCGCTGTCCCGGAAACGTCGTACGTCGGCGGCCTCGTATACGACTTTTCTCCGGTCCTGTTTGCCTTCCGCCGGTGGCGGGCCGATTTTGATGTATCGGGGCCACCCGTCGTTGAGGTACCTGTGGTTGGCGAGGGTTTTGGGCGCGCAGCCGAGGTATTTGGCGGCTTCCGCGACGGTCATGGTCTCCCCCTCCATGGGGGTTGTCGTGTCGTTTTTCATGCCTGGTCCTTGTGGTCGTGGTCGGGGATGCTGATGATGGGGATTTCGAGGGTGACGGGTTCGGGTTCGAGCCGGCGGGCCTGTTCGATGGCCTGCGCTTCGACTTCCTGCCGTATGGCTCGGATGGTGTTGGTGAGGCTGATGCGCGCGTCCACGAGCTCGTTGATGGTGTCGGCGAACGTGAGGATGTTCGGGTCGAGCCGCCGGTATTCGTCGAGCAGGCCGGTCACGTCGTCGATGAGGTCTCCGATCCGGCGGATGTTGCGCCGGTGCTGTTCGGGCATGTATGCGCTCATGTCACGCCTCCTTGATGTGGTCGGCGAGGGTGAGGAGCCGTCGGGCGAACCGTCGCGTGTCGTCGGGGGTGAGGGCGACGTGGCGTCGCATGTTTTCGGGGCCGATCTCGAGCATGATGCGCGTGGGTTCGGCGGCGCCAAGCCGGATGATGTTCGCTTCGACGCTTGCGGGGATCCGGGTGGCCAGTGGCGTGATGTATGGGGGTTGGCCGCTGACGGTCAGGCCGTGGAACACGCCTGTGGTCTGGCTGTCGCGTGTCGTGTCCTGTAGGGTTGGGAGTGTCATTTGACCTTCTTTCATTTGACGTGGCCGCCGCTGGATCCGGCGGCTTTTTCTTTGTTCCGGATAGAATCCGGGGTGTGGGTTGGGGTGATTTCTGGACGGCGGTCGGAGCCGTCGGCGGTGTCGTGGGTTGCGTCTCCGGGCTGGTCGCCCTGTTCCAGACGCGCAAGGCGAACAAGCTCGCGGAGGATGCGAACCGAATCGCGAAGGAAGCGAACCGCATCTCCACCGATTCCCGTGACGCCGCCTCGTCCGCCAATGAGCTGGCAGCCAAGGCGAACGAGATAGGAGAACACGCGAATCTGATCGCTCAACGGGCGTTGGCGTCCGGCCTCGATCAGACCGTCTATCGTTGGTCGGTCGAGTACGATGCCTCGGATTCCGTCCTCCTCGTCCGGAATGACTGCGGTCTCGAGGCACGTGACGTGTCCGTCCTTGTCCGTTGCGAGGGCGAGACCATAGCCGAGGGGTTCAGGGAGGCTTTGCCCGGTTTGGGCGAGTTCAAGCTCGACGCCCCTCTCATGCTCGAGAAGCTGCGTGAGGACGCCGGCCGGTACGGCAACGGTTTCTATGGGTCTCCTCGCGTCAGGGTCTCGATCGGTGTCGTCTGGACGAGCGAGCTCGGGAACCGTCGCAGCCTGGAATGCGAGCAGGGCTTCGGCTATGTGAAGCGCCGTAGGGTTCTTGGTTGATGTCATGCGGTTTCCTTTGGGGTGATGCCGTATTCCTCGCATACGTGGGCGAGGGTGGCGACGGGGTCTCCGCCGGTCATGTCCTGTGTGGCGATGAACACGGTGAGGGGCATGTCCACGCTGCGGTCGAGGTATTTGGCGACGCTGGCCCGGTTGAGGCAGGTGTTGTGCGCGATCTCGGTGCGCGGCGTCCTGTGGGTGAGTTGGCGGTCGCGTGTCAGTTTGGTGAGTTTGGCGGCGGCGTCGAGGTATTTGCGGTCCGTCATGATGGGGCTCCTTTCGGGTTGGGTCCGGCCGGATATTGCCGGCCGGGGTTTTCGTGTGGGTTTAGAGGGTGAGGAGGAGGTCGGCGGCGTTCTCGCTGAGCGTGAAGCTTGGGCCGTCGCCTCCGCGTCCGATGCGGATGGTGAGGGTGCCGTCCGCGTGGCCGGTGACGTTCAGTCGGGTTCCGTCCTCGCGTTCGGCGGTGAAGACCCTCACGGCTCCGACCGCGGTGACCGTGGCCTTGGTCTCGGTCCGGGGCTCCTCGGTTTCCTTGGCGTCCATCTCTCTGACTCCTTTCTGTGCTATCACTTGCTAGCTATGAAGATAGCACTTGCGAGCATGGCGTCAAGTGACGGCGTGTCATCAAGTGATGGCGTGTCATCAAGTGTTAGCCCGTAAGATATGAGCATGCCGACGAAAAGTTATGAATGGACCGCATACGATATATGCGCGACTGAAGCTATTGCAAGAATGCTGCGAGCCAATGGATTTTCAGACAGAGGATTAGCCGCTGAGCTTGGAAAATCAATTAGCTACAACAGAGTCAGAGATCTCCGCCTTGGTCTCAAGGCTCCCGTGCGTCTGTCCGAGTTTCTGTTGATCTGCGATGTGTGCAACGCGGATCCCGTCCAGGTATTGCGTCGCATCATCTCCGAGGCCCGGCGCATCGAGGCCCGAAACCGCATGGAACCATCACGGGCGTCCGCGAACGACGCCGGCTCCCTCGCCGACCGCATCGCGGCGCATCCGGAGGAATTCGGCCTCATGGCCAGCACCGACCCGGACAAGGAAAACGAGATGAACACCCCGCGCGAATAGGAAGGCTGTGGTCATGCGGTACGAAGACCTGCTCGAGGAAGCCGCGCACATGGGGGTCACGGTCGAGGAACGGCCACTGGCCACGGGGAAATGCGGATACTACTACGATCAGGCGCGACTCATCATCATCGACGAGAACATGCCCGAATACATGCAGCGCTGCACGCTGGCCCATGAACTCGCCCACGCCCGGCACCGCGACCGGGGATGCGACACCGCCCACGACGTCAAGGCCGAAAAACGAGCACGAAGGGATGCGGCGACCCGACTCATCAGACCCACCGAATACGCGGTCGCCGAGCGCATGTACGAGGGCGACAGCTATCTCATCGCGCAGGCGCTCGACGTGACCCTGCAGATGGTGGAGGATTACAAGCAGCTGCTGCACGACAGCGCGGCGGCATAA